GAATCCCCATTTTTTAAGAGCTAAAGCTTTTCTCGTAGGTTCTCCGTTAGGCTTTTTCATAGGGCCTTTCATACCTGCAAATCTTGCAGCAAATGAAACTCGTCTAGGATTAGTTCCTTTATTAACGGGTGGTTTTAAATTAGCTCCCTTTGAATTAAAGTGTGCTCTACCTTTAGCAGATAAACCACCTTTAGGATTTTTATGTATTTTTTTCATTACTTCTTTTTCTTAGGTTTTTTATGAACTAATACTTGAGAATTTTTTGTATGTTTAGCTCCAGTATGTAAAGACCCATTAGGCATTTTATGTGTTTTGCCTTTATAAAGTTTTCCATCTTTTGTATAATGAGGTACGCCTTTCATTATTTCTTTTTCTTTTTCTTAGGTTTATTTTTTAATATTTTAAAATCTACTTTACTTATCTTGCCATCTTTATTTGCATCTAATTTTGTTTGATTACCTTTTAATTTTTTTACCATAATTAACTCTTTTTCTTTTTCTTAGGAAATCCAGCTTTCATATTAGCATATGCTTTAGGTGTTATAGTGGATTTAGATTTACTTCTACTTGTCCCTGCTTTTTTTCTTGCATTAATATTTGCATATAGTCCTCGTTTAGCCATGTATACTCCTCATCATATCGCTTAATTCTTTAGCTCTATTTGGTGTTTGTTTATACCATCTAGAATCTAACATTTCATCCGCAGCTTTATTATAATCTTTTTCTTCTAATGCTTTTAACATATTTTTAAATTTAGAAACACCTGTTTTTCCTAATTGAAAACACATTTCAATAAGTATTTCTTCAGCTCTTTCATCAATACCCATATTGCCGCAAAGACTATCAGCACCAGAAATGGCCAAATCAAAATCAATGTCAAAATAATGTTGAAGAACATCTTGGCTATATTCAATATCATCTTCCCATGTTTCATCTGAACGACATAAGTGTCCCCACCCTATTGTTCTCTTTCCGAGAGTATCTTTATAGACCATGTTTCTATAACCTTCATGATGCTTGATCCTTTTTTCTAGAGCTTCCATTATTATTTCTTAAACATTTTAACAGCTCCGCCTACTCCTTTTATACCAAAAGAAGCACTAATAGCTATGTATAATAAATGTTGGTAATATTGTGGTAATTCTTGTAAAGCAATAAACCCTTGTTTTACATGAGCCGTCATGCCGGGAATAAACACAAGTACTGCCGGGATTAACAAAACAATGAGGGCTACCTCGTCTTTCCATGAACCTTGCATTTGACTAACTGCAGATTTTTCCCAGTCAACTTCTCCTGCTATCTGTTTGTTTAATAACTCTGTCTCTGCTTTAATCTTTGTTATTTTTTGTTCAGCTTTAGCTTTTTTAGTTTCGACTATACCTTTTACTGTTTCTCCAGCTATTCCTATTAAAGGTTTAACGAGTAGCCCCCCACATATTTATGCTCCTGTCATTTTACTTAAAACCACTATTATAATAATTGCTACAATACCAGCTTTAATCCAATCTTTCATTTGCCAATCATTCCACTCTTTGAGCCATGCCCAAACGTCTGATAAAAGTTTCACAGAAACCTCCTTTGTTGTTGTTTGATTATACACTATTTTCGTTCCAATAACATAAATTATTGACTAAATCAACGTTTAAAATTCTAACTCCTAGCTCTTTTTGTCTTTCATTAGGCGACCTAAATACTCTACGTTGAGAATCTAATAAATCTTTATTTTTTCTAAGACTTACTATTTTAACGTCAATAGGAATTAATTTATTATTTTCTAGTATAACTATATCTATTGGTCCAGTATTTACAACGTTATGAAATACTTGATGTCCTTGATTCAATAACCATTGAATTGCATAATGTTCCGCACTTATTCCTAATCTAACTTTACTTATTTCAACCATGACATGTTTGATACAGATATTAGTATACCTACTATCAAACTGATTATACCTAAAGCTTTTAATGTACCTCTACTATTAGCAATAGTCATGTTTAAACTGTTAATAGCTTCGGTATTTTTCTCGACTAATTCCTCAAGTCTATCGTTTATTTCGTTCTGGCGAGTCCATTTCTCGTCCTCTTTTGCTTCATGTATTTCTAATTTAGTTGCCATTACGATCCTGGTGATGTTAATTTATTACCAATCACATCTTTCATAAATAACCCTGCTTCTTGTAACGCTATATACATTGCTGGTAAAGCTATTTCTGGAATGTTACTTTGTTGAATAGCTTGATCTGCTCCAGTTGCAGCAATAACATTTTTATATTTCCCTGGAGCAAGTGTTTTATAAATAGCATTAAAAGGTAAAGATTGATATGTTTTCATGAATTCATCAAAATCAGTTAAAGCTTTAAACATATCTCTATTGTTTATTTCTTTAGCTAATTGTTTTAAACCTCTAATAAAAGTTCTCTTTCTATCTAATTGACCTAATAATAAATTTCGTGTTCCTTTCCATAACTCTCCATCTCTTGACATAACTTTAATAAATTCTTCATCTCCTCCAGATTGTAATAGTTTTAATATAGACCCTATGTCAGTCATATTATTTACGAATTTTTCTCCAAAAACTTTCGAATAAAAACTTCTATTCGTCATACCTTGATCATTAGCCATAGAAAAGAATCTTTCAATAGCTTTTCCATTAATCATATTACTACCAATAGCATCGTCAAATTGAACTATATTGGCTTGCATTCTTTCAAAAGACATTTCTTTTACTTGTTTTAAAACATCATCACCTAATTTAAATGGACTATTTTTATTTAAGTTATTTATAACTCCTTTTATTTTAGAAGGATTTTGCATAAAATATTTAAGCATATTAGCAGGGTCTAAACTTGTAATATCATCATATTCTTTATGTAAAGCTTTAAGTGCTAAATCTCTTGACGCTGCATTTTGTGAAACCATCTTTCTAAACTGTTTAGGAAAACGCATCATCTTAACCATTTTTTCATCTAAAAATAAATTAACATTTTCTCCATTAGCTTTTAACCAAGCAGCAGCTTTTTGTGCAATTACTTTTTCGTCAGTAACCATTTCGCCACCTTCAGTGTACACTGATTTAAAATAAGTATTTAATATAGATTTTTTAAATGCTTCTTTTTCTGGAATCATTGATGGAGAATCTAAAATTCCAGCAATTTCTTTAGCGAAAATAGGGTTATTTAAAACCATATCAGTTACGTTACCATCAACTATTTTAGTTATTTTTCCTCCATCAGTTGTTTTAAATAATTTAGCAACTGCTCCTCTATTATAATCATTTTTAAATTTTATTATTTGATCATTAATTTTAAAAATTTTATTGGTTTCCTCTACTCCTAAATTTTTAGTTAATTGTTTTTTTATATCTACTCTTAATGCAGCGGCTAATTCCCTAATAGCGCCTTGTCCTATACCTGGAGCTACTTGAGATAAATCATCTATACTTAATGAATTTAAATACTGTAAAGTTTTTTGAACTTGTTCATAAGAAAAGTTTTTAGTTTTTCTACCATCTTTTAAATTTTCTCTAAATCCAACTAAGAATTTTTTTACGTCAGCATCTTTAACAGTTAATAAAAGATTATCAAATTCTTTTTCTAACTTAAACATAGTTTTAACTAAATTAGTTGGTTTAATTAATTCGTCTAAATTTATGTCTGGTTTTGCTGCTTTTGCGTCAATAAAAACTTTAGCTATTTGATCGTCAAAGTTTTTTAATTCTTTATTATAATTTGCTCTTCCAACTGTAATTAAATTTTCTAAAACTGAAGTAGTTTGACCTTGAATAACATTTCCATCAGTATCTAATTTAGGAACTTGTTTTGCTAAAGTTTCAGTGTCAATTAAAAATTTACCATTATTATCAAGTGTTGTTCCTAATACATGAAAAAGTTTTATTACTTCGGGCTCTCCAAGAATATCATCACTAATATATTTTTGATTAATTGCTTTTATTTCTTTTTGAAAAGTTTCTTCTGCACTTTCTACAATCGTTTGTCCAAATTTACCTTCAACAGTTCCTACTCCAGATGTAGGAGCATCGTCTAATCCTAAAGCCTTTCTTTGATAATTTAAAATTGTATCAGTTATATCTTTTGATCGTTGTTTAAATAATTCATTAAAATTACTAGCTACCCATGCATTAGTTCCTTGAGCAAAAGTTTCTGTTCCTTTTATAATAGGATCATCTAAAGCTTGCCCGATTGTAACATTAACTTTTTTACTTCCTGGCATTTTCTCAGCTAGTTGTTTATTTATAGCAACTAAAGTTTTTTTATCTCCATTTCGTAAAGCTCTCTCATACATTTTAACTACATCAACTGGAAGATAACTTCTCGCTAATTTTAATGCTCTTTTTGTAGCAAATCCAAATACCATTTCTGCAGCTTTAGTCATTACTCCAGTTGCTACAAAATCTATTCCAGCATCTTTCCATGAACCACCTAATCCGTCCATTGCTATTTCTACTAAACCTTCTGCTGACATGACATCCATGTTTGGATCCATTATTACATTTACTAATTCTCCAGAAGTTTGAATCATAGCTTCAGAAGCCGCTGCTGCTAGAGCTGCTCCCTTAGGGCCTCCTGCTGCAAATCCTAAAACTTCAGGAATAATTTTAGCAATATCTAAAGCATAGTATCCTAAATCTCCTTGAGACGCTCCCGGTGCATTAACTACTTGCCAATCGTCTTGTCCCGATACTCTATATACTAAAGTTTCTGGAGCGACATCTAAACTTATTCCAGTTGTTTTCATTATCTGTTGAATTCTATTACTATCCTCAGACCCTTCTGGACTTGTATCTATTAACTCATTAAGAAATAATACCTCAGCATCTTCATTATAATATTTCAAATAGTTAGTCATAAATTCTTTTCTATCTTCAATATTACTTCCAGCACTTCTTGAAAAAGATTGAGCCATAAACCCAAGTTCGTCATTACCTACTCCTAAAATTTTCATTTGAGTTCCAGGTTTTGGTTTAAATGTTTGATTAATATCTATGATATCAGCGGGACTTAAACTGGCAAGCCATGAAGTATCTTGAGTTCCGTCCTCTAAAGTATTTTCTGGAGTTCCCCATTTACGAATATCAAAACCAGCCCCTTCAGTAAGGTCTAATTTTCTTTGATTAATAAATTGTTCTTTTTCTTTAGCTGCTAAATTTAAACCTTCTTGAACTAATTCAAAATTATAACCAGTAGTTTGATTTTCTTTCTTTTCTGCATCTTCATTTACTGATTTTTGTAAAACTTCTATCTGCGATGTTAGCGAAGCATCATCTAGTTCGTCAACATTTATTACATTTTGGTTCATTAATTTTTACCTGTTATTAAATTGTACTGACTTTGTAAACTATTATTTATATCAATTTCAACTCCTAATTCAGCTTCAAGTATTTTTATTTTTTCATTTCTCTCTGGTGAATCTTCCATTGCTGCTATTATTCTTCTCTCTTTTTCTTTTTGAAGGAATGTTAATCGTTGAGTATCATCTAACTCATTGTAGTTTGGATAACCTACAAATAATCCTTTTGCTCCAGAAATATCTTGAACTTTCATTTTCTCTGATAATTTTTGGAATTTATCAGTCATCAACGTTTTAGCTGTTAAGATAGACATTACACTATATCCTTCTTTATCTGTTAATGCTGGATTAGATGATTTATCTGCTTCTAAATAACTTGGTTTTCCATAAACTTTTTCAAGTTCAGCTCTTAACTCAGCATTATTTTCTACTTCTTTATTTAATTCATAAGCTAATCTATATTCAGCATATGCTTTTGCGTTATAAAATTCTTGACCATCAAACATAACTGGATCAATAGAAGAAATTGATCTTTTTACTTCTAATCTATCATCACTACTACTTACATAGTAATTAGAATCTTTTTTAAAGTCTTCAACATAACCTAAGAAAGCTTTAGTATAATTACCTTGCGCTACATGAAACGCACTAAGATTAACGAAAGTACTAGGAGTTTGCGCAATATTTCCAAATTGAGCTTTTAAGAATTCAATATCTTTATTTGAAACCGGATATAATTCTTTAGCTGTGCTAACAGTTAATTTATTTCCAACTGCTGCTACATTCTCTAAAGTATCAATTTCATCATAAGATTCAAATCCTAATGAACCAATCATCCGAGTTCCTACATCTTCTGGAACTAGAGATTTAACTATTAGAGCTAAAGGTAAAAGAGCCTCTTTTGCTTTACCAGTCGCAACTGGTCCATCAGTTTTTAATACGAGGTCAATTTGATTTTGAATTGTTTTATTTATTGTTTCTTGAGAAATTTCACTTGTTCGTAAATTTTCTAAATAAGTATTTGCAAGTATATAATCATCTTGTTCTTTCATAAAATCTGAAATTTCATTTAAAGTTTTAGCTTCAGGTAATTGATAGTTTTTAATATCTACAGTTGTCGATTGATCAGCTGGTTCTTTTTTCGAGAACGTATTCCAATCATACCCAATTACATCTTCTTGATTATCAGTCTTAACTATTTGTTGTAATGTTCCAATATCACCTTCTTTTAATCCAGCGTCAATTAATAGTTGTGCACTTTTATTTTTCTCTGGATCAAAATCTTCTGCTTTAAGAGTGTAAGTAATATTTTTTCTCGTAGTTTTTCTATCTTTATCTCCTACAACAACATTTAAAATTTCTTTACTAACATCTCCATTAGCGTCTTGTACATAACGAGATTCAACACCAATTTCAGTTTCAATCCCTGCTTTTCTATATATTTCAAATATTTGTTCTAGTTCAGGGTGTGCTGCGGCATACTCAACTAAATTTTTATCTGATACGTATGAAGCATAATCTATCGTTTCATTAGTAGGAGCATAGTTTTTACTCATGTCATTGTCTTTAGCGTCTTTTGCTGCTTGAGCGTCAACAGCATCTAAATATGTTCCAGTGTCTGTTACTGATTTTGCAAGACGAGCAAAAGGAGAACTAAAACTAGGTGTCCCTGATTCTTGAATCATACGCATTCCTATTTGGAACATCGGATCATTCATCTTCTCTCTTAATAATGCTGGATCAGAAATAGTTTCAGGAATTTTAGATATACCTGAAGCTAGTCCTAAAACTGTTTTATAAGGCATTTTTACAATACCTTCTAAAGCATTTAATAAACCCATATCGGTTTTTTCATCTTCTAAATCAGTATTATCTTCTTCTCCTGTAGTAGTACTAGCTAACATAACATTAGCCTCTGGACCTGCTGCAAATTGCATTTGATTCAAAGCGGTTGGTTGATTAGCTGCATACATTACATCAGAATCTTTAGACATATCGTATGTGGGCGCATCACTTAAAGGAGGTTGATCAGGATTAGCTGCGTTATAAGCTGCTACTGCTTCTATTCTTTTCGCATCTTCATTTGTATTAACGTTTTGAACTTGCTGTTCTTCTTGTATTTTATTATAGAAATTATCTATCGTTCCATATTTATTAGTAATAAAAGTATTAGTTGTTTCATCTATTTCACCATTATCAGTTTGAGCGATACTCGTAACTTGATTTAAATCATCTAATGCAGATGAACTATCGCTGAATATGTTTCTTAAACTTAATACCATAGTTTAATTCAATTTTTTAAATTCTACATCTACTTTCGAGTAATCAACATAATAATGTCCATCAATTAATTTAGAAGCTGACGGAACTTCCTGTGCCATAACTCCTTGATAAGTGTCGTCAGAATTTAAATATTTAAAGTTATAAATATTAATACCTGAAGGCGATTTCCCTACAAGTTTAATATCTTCTTTTAATCTCATATCACTCATTGCATAAGCACTCATTGCTGCTCCTGCTATTTGACCAAATGGAGAAGTACCTCCAATAACTTGATCTTGCGTTCCTTCTCTTTGTTCGCCATAAGAACGAATAGGTGCATTTCCAAGAATTTGAGATAAGAAACCTAATTGACCTCTTCCAAATCCTTGTTGTTCTATAAAGTCTTTATAATTTTCGCTCATTTGAGCTTGGTTAAGAGCTTGTTGTAATGCTCCATATTGTCCTGCTGTTCCTGCTTCTTGCATCGCAGCTTGTTGTTTTTGTAATTGCATTGCTGGAGTCATCTGTGCTCTAGTCATTAAGTCATTATAACGACCACTTCTATCTGTCATAAATGCACTTCTTCCTTGATCAAATCCTTGTCCATATAATTGTGCAGTTAAATCTCCACCAGCTTTCATTTCTCTTTCTTGTGCTAATGCATTTTGAATTGCTGCTCTTGATCCACCAAAAGCTCCCGCTGATATTTGAGTAGCATCTCTGCCTTGTCTTTGTTGACCTGCTATTTCTCCTAAATTTGCCATAGACCTATCCACTACATTTTTAATATATGGATTCATGTATTGATCTACAGTCGCTCCTTCAAACCTTTCTCCTGCAACTTGACCAGCTTGATTCATTAAATCTGTAGCTTTTTGTGTTGCTCCTGATTTTGCAAAAGCTCCTAAGTTTTGTTCTGCTGCAGCTTGCGCATCTTTTTGTAATTGAGTAAGTCCCGCTATTCTTGGACCAGAATAAGCTTCGTATGGTTTTTTAGATTCAGCACTAGCTCTTGCAAATAATTCTTCTTGTGCTTTTTTAAAATATTCTGGTATTTCGTATTTTACTGAACCTGAACTACTTGCCGGTACTGTCGTTGATCTTGGTTTAAATATACTTCCCATTATAGCCCCTCTGAATAAGTTCCGCCAAGGTAATTAAGATTTTGTCTTGTAACCCATTGATGTTTTCTCTCCATATCTTTACCTTGCATAATCTCTAAAATCATTGGTGTATTTCTTCCTTTTGCATACTCTCTTGCAAAATCCAATAAACTTTTAGCGATATTAGGATTTCTTTTCGTTTCATCTACAAAAAACCATAACGTTCTAT